ACGCTAATCAGAACTATGAGTGAGCTCGCAGATGAGGGTATCGACCAATACTCCACCTTGTCTCGAGCGCAATGCAAGCGCTGGACCACACGTTCATCATTCGTCAAAGTAGAAAATAATTTGTATCAATCCCCCATGGGAGTCAAGGAGAAGGCTCCGCGATTGATTCAGGGTGCTCAACCCCAATTTATTTGTCTTGTAGGCCCGTGGATTATGGCCTGTCAGGATTTGCTTAAACGTAGGTGGGGCACAAATAACAACATGTGTTTCACCAGTGGTCTTAGTTCTGAGAAGTTAGCTGATTATATTACAGAAGCTGATGGTCGTATTGTTGAAGATGATCTAGGGAAATTCGATTGTTCGATTCGGAAACCCTGGTGTCAGTACGAAGTTTGGTTGTGTAGGAAGTGGGGCGCACCATGTGCTGTAGCCCAACTGATGACAGCCAACATCAACACCCATGGCAATACATTGCATGGCTGGAAATATAAATGTGTGGGCACGCGTAAAAGCGGGGACCCATATACCTCCTTGATGAACTCTATTATAAATGGTTTGTCTCACCTTTACTTATATTGTCAGTGGACAAATAAGGATCCTATTGATGCTCAAAAATCAATTGTGATGTTACTACAAGGTGACGATAATTTACTTCGACACCTCGAACAAGTTGAATTCCCCTGGCGACAAGGGATGGCAGGTTTGGGGTTTGATAGCGAAGCTATTTACAGATATAGATTGGAGACAGTAGAATTTTGTTCAAATCGGCTCTACCGCACGAGTAGAGGGTATTTGTTTGGTCCAAAACCTGGTAAAGTTTTGGCTAAATTTGGTTACATTGTTAGTCCCCCCCAGCATGTCAGTCGAGAGTCGCTGATGCGTGGGGTTGCTCTAGGATTACGAAGCAATTGTAACTTTATACCACCTATTCGTTGTGTTATAGACCGAGTACTTGAGTTAACCGCTGGCGCTAAAGCGTATTATCAACGCGGTTTTCTCGATCATGTTGTCAATGTAAAAGGCATTTATGAGAGCACAGATGATGTGAAGGTAGCTCTTTACGATCAGTATTATTGGGATAATCATATGCAAGAATCATTCGCCAAAACTGTTTCAAATTTGGAACTTGGCGATGCATATGCAGATTCCTTTGCTGATCTTCTCTTTGATAGAGATACATCTGCCCCTCAGCGTATTTTCAATGTTTTGCCCTACGATGAAAACTGATTACTTTATCCTTTGTTAATAACTTAGGAAGTGTGCACTACAAATGGCTTCTATATCCACTTCTGTGGATATACGTGTAAGACCCTTTGTAATGTTGCCTACCTGGTCGGCATTGTTGTCACCAGAGTCTCAAGACGGTCACAAGCCCGTAGAAAAACAGAGTGCACACTTGTAGAGTAACTTCCCTCGAATTTGCGAAGTCCGTCAATTAGCAGATGAGATTAGAATGCTAATAAGGTAAGAACCCTGTGTTAACCACATGTTAGAAAGTCGTTGATACGCCAGGATAATGTCCTTTCTGGCGTGGAGATTAGTATCGTGTGATCAGGGGTTGTCTGATATGAAAGGAACTTCTAGATGACCCAATCAATATGGAGACCTGCAAGAAAGTCGATACCAATGAATGTTTGAAGGTGGAACACCACCACCTTAGAACACGTAGCGTCATTGTTCTACACTTGAGCGGATTGTCGCTGCCATCCCTGATTTGGGCAACAACTACGTGAGTTAAGTAAGATTCAGCAATTTTGCATGCCCATGTCTACCTTAATCGAA